GCCGCCTTCAACGTCGTCGCCGCGGCCAACGGACTCATCGACCGCCTGACCTACATCCCCATGGCGAGCGGGCGGGTGGCGAAGACGGGGGAGGCCGGGCCGGAGGCGCTGATCGCCCCGCTCGCCAGAGCCCCGGGCGGGAAGCTCGGGATCGAGTACGTCGGCGGGAACGGAGGCGGCGGGGACCGTCGCTCCTACAGTATCTACGTGAGCGTCACGGGGGTCCAGGGGACGCCGGACGGCCTCCGCCGGGCCGGGGGCCAGGTCGCGGACCAGGTCCGCCGTGTCGTCATGAGGGGGAGGTAGGGTGGCGCACCACGAGGTAAGGTTCCCCGAGACCATCAGCCGCGACTCGGCCTCCGGCCCCTCCACGTTCACGAACATCGTCGAGCTGGACTCTGGCGGCGAGCAGCGGGTCGCCCGCTGGTCCGCCGCCCGCTGGCGCGGGGACGCCGTCAAGGGGCTCCGTGGCATAGAGGACTGCGTAACGGTCTTGGCCTTCTACCGGGCGCGGCTAGGCCCGGCCCATAGCTTCCGGTACAAGGACTGGCTCGACATGGCCACGACCCCGTCCGGGAGGACGTGGGGCACGACGGAGGTCGTCACCAAGGATGACGTCCTCCTGGGCACGGGCGACGCCTCGAAGACCCAGTTCCAGCTGATCAAGAAGTACGTCTCCGGCCCGACGACGATCGTACGGAACCTGACCAAGCCGGTCAACGGGACCGTCAAGATCGCGCTCGACGGGACCTTGAAGACCGAGGGGGTCGACTATACGATCGACTACGCGACCGGGATCGTGACCTTCGGGGCCGCCCCCGGGGTAGGCGTCCTCGTCACCGCCGGGTGCGAGTTCGACGTTCCCGTCCGCTTCGGGGCCGACGTCGACCTTTCCGGCCTGATGGCCAGGATCACCGGCCACACCCAGGCGACGATCTCGTCGATCCCTCTGGTCGAGGTGATCGACGGCCTAGAGGTCCCGGAGGACGCCCCGATGAGGGGCGGCTCGGACTTCGTAATGTCCGCGAATATCTCCATCACGATGCAAGACGGGGCCGTCATCACCGTCGACCCCCAGTCGGGAGGGCTCAAGATCATCGTACCGGACGAGACTACCGGTGTGGGGAACCTCGCTCTCGGGGGCCCGTACTGGTGGATCACGAACAAGAGCGGTGCGAACTCGGTCGCAGTACACGAAGGCGCAGCCGGAGGTACGCTCGTCACGACGATCGCCGCCAGCGGGGCGAAGGTCATCGTGCTCGGGCAAGATTCCGGCGGCGCCAAGAAGTGGTACGCGCTATGAGCGTTACGCTGGAGGCATTCATGGGCGGGGGCCGTCTCCACTCCCCGCTCTCCTCCAACCTAACGCTCAAGGCGGGCTGGCCGAGACTGCATACTCTGGACCCCGACGCAGCCGGAAGGGAGGTGATCCTACCCGATGCCAGGACGCTGCGTCTCGGCGGCCCGCAGTTCATCCTCCTGAACATCGACGGGGCGCATTCTATCGCCGTGAAGGACGGCTCGGGGGCGGCGCTCGTGACGCTCGCTGCCCAGGAGGGGGTGATCCTCGGGGCCAGCAAGGTCGACACCATCGCCGGGAAGTGGGGCGTCCACAAGAGGTCGCTGTGAGCCGAGTAGTCCTACCCCAGCTCCTCTCGCTCCTCACCGGGAAGCTCTTCCGCTACGCGACGTGCTGGCGGATCAAGCGGCTCGACGGGACTATCTTCAGGTTCACGGAGCACAACGCGCTCCTGAAGGTCCTGGTTGATACCTCTCTCCTCTACCAGGCCGGGGACCCCTACGAGAGCTTCAAGTCCGCGACCGGGGTCTCGGCCTCGGCCAGGGAAGCGGCGGGGCAGCTTGAGCCCTCCAACTTCGAGGCGAGGGGGATGGTTACCTCGGACGAGATCAAGGATATCGACCTCAAGGCCGGGCTCTTCGACGGGGCCGAGGTACAGGAGATCCTCGTCGACTGGAGGTACCCTTGGCTCGGACCGTTCTACCGGACCTACTTCGAGATCTCCTACCCCGAGTTCACGGGGGAATACTGGGTCGCCCACTGCGAGAGCCTGACCTCTATCCTCAAGGCCCCCGCGGGTGACGTCTATACTCGTCAGGGGAGGCTTAAGAAGACGCCCGTCCACACCAAGACGAGCGAGGTCGTAACCATCCTGACACAGCGGAGGATCTTCAAGACGCAGGCCGGGACGCTCGAGATGGTGGAGAACGCCTACCGGTACGGGACCATCACGTGGACTTCTGGGGCGAATAACGGGACGAAGAGTTCGGTAAGATCCTTCGCCGACGTCGGCGGCGGGGCACCGGCGCAGTTCGAGCTGATGCTGGAGACCCCTAACGACATCGGCTCGGGCGACGACTTCACCGTGACGAAGATCGAATATGAGGGAGGGTTCCCCGACCTCCCCGGCACGGACGCCACCCGTGTCACTCCTCCACCGCAGAACCTAGGCTAGCCGTGACGCAGGAAGACGTAGTCTCCGAGGCCAGGAAGTGGGTCGGCACCCCGTTCAGGCACCAGGGCCGACTCAGGAGCGTCGGCGTCGACTGCGCCGGGCTCATCCTGGGGGTGGGCAAGGCCCTCGGAGCCCTCCCGGCGGCCCTAGAATACCGGGGGTACGGGGCCGGGGCCTACGCTCCGGCGCTTCTCGAGGCTCTCGAGAATTGGCTAGAGCCTTCCGAGCGCGGGCCGGGCCGGGTAGCCTTGTTCCGTATTGGGGGAGAGCCTAGGCACCTAGCTTTCCTGAGCCCCGGGGGTATGATACACGTTATGTGGAACCGGCACGTCTGCGAGGTGGCGATCGGCGAGAGGTGGGAGAGTCGCTATGATTCCTCTTACTCGTTCAGGGGGGTAGCCTAATGGCAACTCTCGTCTTAGTTGGGGCCGCGGCGCTCGCGACCGAAGCAGGGACAACTGCTGCCTTTATCGCGGTCGCGGCGGCTACTGCTGCCGGAGCCATCTTAGACCAGAAGTTTGTCTACCCCGCCCTCGGCTTGGTGCCCGAACAGCAGAACCTTCAGGGGAATAGGGTCGACGACTATCAGCTCTCGCTCGCGAGCGAAGGTTCCCCGAAGAACTTTGGTTTCGGACCAAAGAATCGGGTACCGGGTACGATCATCTACTTGAGTAAGGATCCTAAGACCGGTGGCCCTAGGGAGGTATCCGAGTCGAATAGGGTCGGCGGTAAGAGCGGGGCGAGAGTCTATTCCTACACCTACTTCGCGGATATTGCCATCGGGGTCCATACCGGGTTGGTCATCAGCAAGATCCACAGCATCTGGGCCAATGGCCAGATGATCGTGACGCAGACCAGGCAACCGGTTCTGGACGATCTCGGTTCCGCCTTCGTGGTGACGAGGTACACCTACACGACGTATAACTTCGTGAACGGGAAGTGGGTGGCGTCCCCGAAAGTAGCCATGAGGATCACCTCCCCGGCCACTGGCCCCAACCTCGCCCAGCTGGTCTCAGGCCGTGATACCGTTGTTTCCGGGTTCGTAAACGGGGGGAACAATGGAACCTTCAAGTGCCTCTCCGCGGCTAGGACGACTGCGGCCCAGGTATCGGGGTTGATTGCCTCGACCGTCTACCTTATCGCTACGGCTGTCTCGGCCAACTCCGCGACGAAGAAGTTCAACAGGGGTCTCGGCTGGACCGGCTTCCAAGTCGGAGATAGGATTAAGACCTCTAACTTCTCCCTCTCAGGAATTAACAATCGATACTTCTACGTGACCGCGATAGCAGGGAATGACCTCACCGTCTACGATGCTGATAACTTCATGGTGACCTCCACTGGCGGTATTGTGACCCTCCACGCGAAGAGGTTCACTAGGTCATCCGGATCGTTTATCGCGGACGGCTACGTCCTAACTGACTACGTCGCGTTCAACGCCCCCGGAGAGTGGCAAGTTCGCGCCGTGGCGGCCACCTATATCGAGATCTTCGAACCCAGACATCTGTCCCCCCTGGCCTTCCAGTCTAAGTACACAGTCTCTCGGATCACTGGTTCCCTCACCTATCTCGATAACATAAACTGCGTAAGCGAAGACTCAGCCGCCGTCCCCACCGTCAGCCAGAGCGTGCCGACCTGGGATAAGAGGAAGTTCTCGAACATCACCTTCTACCGTGGGAACCAGGTCACGAAAGATCCCACGATGGACGCTGACCCGGCGGCGGATCCGCAGGTCTGGCCCAACGAAGCGTACTTCGTGATCGAGGACCTGGCCCTGGCGGAGTGGGGAAACACGATCCCTACCAGTTGGTCCGTACTCGTAGAGGTGGACGTGGGGGATGTAGCCCTCGGTACAGCGGTCGGGAGGATCGTGGAGCGTAGCGGTCTTCTCTCGGCGCAGTACGACGCGACCGACCTCGACGAGGAGAAGGTGCACGGCTACTTCTACTCCGGCCCCAGATCGGGGATGGAAGCCCTGAATCCTCTCTTCGCCGCCTACGATATCCTGAAGCAGGAGAGGGACGGGAAGATCTTCTTTTTCCGCCGGGTGAGTGCTAAGGAGGTTTCGGTAGCGGCCGGAGACCTCGCCGCCGGAGATGCAGGATCGCCCGCCCCGAAGCCCGCCCTCATGGTGCGCCCCCCGGTGAGGGACCTCCCCGCCGAGGTCTTGGTCGACTATATCGACGCCGAGAATGACTACCAGAAGGGTGAGGCGAGAACTCCCCGGTCGCTAGCCCTACCCAGCACGGAAATCGTGCGCACCGTTTCCTTCCCTCTCGTCCTCAACCAGGAGGAAGCCCAAAAGATAGCCGACAGGGTGCTATGGACGGCCTTGGCTAACTCGCGAGCCGTCACCGTGCAACTACCCCCCTCCTACATCCTACCCTTAGAGAACGACATCCTCCTAGTCCCGGCCTTCGGCATGGTCATGAGGGTCCTGGTGCAGAGGATCCTCCGCGGCGCCAACTACCTGGTGGTGGCCGAGGGGGTCGTCGAGGAGGCTCAGACACTCTCGTGGTGAACCTGAACGCCGCCCCCGCCCTGCGCATCATGGTGGTAGACGTACCCCTGCTGGAGGACTGCAAGCCCTGCTGCCCTGGCTTCTACGTCGCCATCTCCCACGAGTCGAACCAGCAGGGATCGTTCAGCGGGGCGGAGATCTTCTGGAGCCGGGATGGCACGAACTGGGAGTCTCTCGGCGAGGCTGTTTCCCAGGCTTGCCTGGGCAACGCCCTCACTGTCCTCGCGGCACCATCGGCGTGTATCTCGGGATTCGACGAGGTGAACACCGTGGACGTGCAGGTGCTGGGCGGTCTGAAGCCGGGGTCAATATCGCAGGACGAGGTGCTGGACGGCGGGAACCTTGCTCTCTTGGGCGGGGAGATCATCGCCTTCCGTGACGTCACGCAGGTCGACGAACTCACCTACCGCCTGTCCGGGATCCTCCGCAGCAGGCTCGGTACTGAGGAGCTCCAGTCTATACACACCGTTGGCGACGAATTCGTCGTCCTCAACCCCTCGCTGATGAAGTTCGTCCCGATCAGGTTCGGGGATATCGACACTGATCGGTACTTCAAGGCCGTGTCGCAGGGAGGGTCTGTCGCCGACGCAGTATCCGTGCAGAAGAGGGTTCGGGCGATGAACGTGCGCCCGATCGCCCCGCGTCTCTTCGCCGCTGCGCGGAACACCCCCTCGACGAACGACGTGACTATCTCGTGGAAGAAGAGAGCGAGGGGGAGTTTCCGTCTCCTCGGCAGCACCAACATGCGCCTCTGCTGCTGCGATGAGCCGAACTACGAGCTGGAGATCTGGGATACCACTGACGCTATCCTGCTAAGGACGGTTGAGCTGGAGGGTATCGAGTCCTACGTCTACACTGCCGTGCAGCAAGTAACGGATGGCATCTCGCCGGGGGCCGCGATCAAGCTGCGGGTATTCCAGATGTCGGCGAGCGTGGGGCGTGGGATCCGAGCGTACCTGAGCGTGGCATAAAGGAGAAACATGGGAGCTACTAGCCCGACCCTCGGCGTCATCCGGATGCAGCAGCGCATGGAGGAGTCTGAGGTCGGCCTCAACGCGATGCAGAACCGGTTCGAGTCCTTGATCCAAGGCTCGGTCAAGTCTAGGACCACGACCGCGCAGCCTGGCTCTCCGGCGAACGGGGACCGATATATCCTGCCCACCGGCCCGACTGGTGCCGTATGGGGTACCTTCACCGCGGGGCGCATCGCCATCTACTACGACGGCTGGGAGCAGCTCACGCCGAAGGAGGGGTGGCGCGTCTGGGTGGACGACGAAGACTGCATGGTGCAGCACGACGGCACGGCCGGTGCGGTCGGGTGGTTCGGCGGGGCGACCCTCGGCATCACCGCCTCGACGACCCAGGCGCAGGGGAACGGCCCGCTGGTGAACGAGCGGAACGAGATCACTGTCTGCGCCAACGCGAACGATACTGTTACCCTCCCCGGTTGCCGGAACGGGAAGCGGGTGGTGGTGACGAACCAAGGCGCCCAGACGGCGCGCATCTACCCCGCGTCCGGCGATTCGATCAACGCTCTCGGGGCGAACAACCCTATCACGCTCGCCGCCGGTGGATCGATGGTCTTCGAAGGGTTTAACGACACGAAGTGGTACTCGGTGAGCTGATGCTGCAAGGCTTCGGTCGCCGGGTCGTCATCGAGAAGGCGGGACGCTCTCGCGTTATCTCCGCTTCCTTTCTCCACCAGCTGACGGTGAAGGACAGAGACTTGACGGCTCCCCCCGCGGGGCCCGCCCGGTACGACGCTTACATCGTCAAGGCCACCGCTACCGGAGTGTGGACCGGTTTCGCCGACGCGGTCGCGGTCTGGGAAGTCGACGGGTGGGTCTTCATCCGACCGTGGGCTGGCTTGGAACTCTGGGTAGTCGACGACGTCGAGGTGGTACGGTGGGACGGCTCAGCGTGGGTATCGCTCCCCTCCGTCGTCCAGCGCGAGGTCTCGGCTCTCGACATCAACAACGACGCTGCAGAGAACCAGTTCCTCGGCTACACGGTGAAGGCCGGTAGGCTCAAGGAGGACCGAGAGCTCCGGGTGAGGATGGCCGGCGACCTCCTCAACAACTACACGGCGGGGGTCACGTTCACCCTCCGGGTGAAGTTCGGCGGTTCCCTCATCTTCGAAGACATCAGCCCGGCGATCGCGCAGACCGTCTACCGCCACCCGTGGCTGTTCGACTTCACGCTGGCGAACCTCGCGTACAACTCCCAGATCCTCTACGGGCGCCTCACCCTCGGGGAAACTGACGCCCTCGGCCCGACGGTCGGGATCGGAAACCTCAACCAGATGGTGCCCCACACCGACAATATGCAGAAGGGGGAGTTAACGATCGACACCGCCGCCGCCGATCGTGACTTCGTGGTAACAATCCAACTCTCGAACGCGAACTCGAACTACAGCTTCCGCCGGTTCCACTCGATCGTAGAGGTGCGGTAGGTAGGTCAGTAAAGGGCCCCTCTGCCGTAAACCCTTTGCCCAGAAGGGTTTAAGAAGCCTTAGGGACCTTTAAAGCGGCTTTTCAATTCGCTAAGGGGCGCGGCTTGTCTATATTGACCTTACGGTCTAGACACTTACCCCCCCTCTATATATAGGGGTTCTTAATAGGTTAGGTAGGTCAAATGCGCCCTTTCGGGAGAAGGGGTTACGGCGGTATCCGGTCAACGTACCCTTGGTCTTTTTACCCCAAGGGTAGTACAGACTTGTCCTTACGGCTTTCCCCGGGTAGGCTATACCGCGGTCGAGGGGCGTCGGTCGACTTTCTCGCTTCCTACCCGAGCCCCGGGGGCGGCCCTGCCGCCCCTCCTTTCTCGGGTAGCGCGAGGGACGCCCTAGGAGAAGCGAGATATGAGGTTCAAGCTAGAACCTTTCGCCCACCAGCGGAAGGAGTTCGAGGAGCACTGCAAGACTGCGGCGAGACTCCTGCCGTGGGATCCGGGCGTCGGCAAGACGAAGTCCTGCATCGACCTCGCCGCTTCCCTCTACCTCGCCCACGAGATCTCCGGTGTCTTGGTAGTCGCCCCGAACGGTGTCCACCGCGCCTGGGCAGAGGACGAAATCCCTCTGCACCTTAGCCCAGATATCGTGAACCATCGCTGCCTGATGTGGAACCAGCGGAAGTGTCGGACGAAGACCTTCCAGCAGGAGATGGAGAAGTTCGCTGCCCACGTCGGGCTCTCGTTCCTCTTCATCAGCTACGACTCCTTGATGACGCAGGACTGCGCGAACTTCGTGAAGAACTTCTTCGCGGCGAACCGGTGCCTGTACGTCTTGGACGAGTCGCAGTTCGCGAAGTCCCCGAGCGCGAAGCGGACGATCCGGGTGCTCGCCACGGGCAAGTACGCTCCGTACCGGAGAGCGTTGAGCGGGACGCCGATCGACGATACCCCGTTTGACCTCTATTCCCAGATCAAGTTCCTCGACCATAAGCTCCTGCACGAGTTCGGGGTGGCGGACTTCTTCTCGTTCAAGGCGCACTTCGGGGTCTTCGAGAAGAGGAGGGTGCTCATCCGAGGTCGGGCCCAGCTGATCGACAAGGTGACCGGGTTCAGGAACCTCCACATCCTCAAGCAGATGGTGGAGAGGATTGGTACTCGGGTGAGGAAGTCCGAGATCACGGATATGCCGCCGAAGCTCTTCTCGAAGGTCTACTTCGAGATGACCCCCGAGCAGCTTCGTATCTACGAGGAGCTACGGGACGAGTACCGGGCTTGGCTCTCTGGGGAGGAGTTCGTTACGGCGGCCATGGCCATGACGAGGATCGTACGCTTCCAGCAGATTACTTCAGGGTACGTCCCGGGGGACGATGACGGCAAGCTGATCTCTATCCCCGGCCCGAACCCGAGGCTCGAGGCGCTGGCCACTATCCTCGAGGAGGTAGGCGGCAAGCACATCCTCTGGGCGAAGTACGACCGAGACGTGGACCTGATCCTCGAGCTCGCCCAGAAGATAGGTAGGTCGGCTGTCCGGTACGACGGGCTGGTCTCGGAGGAGGAGCGGGCCGTCAACAAGGAAGAGTTCCTCAGGGGGTCGGCTGAACTGTTCGTATCGAAGGCGCGGGTAGGGGGGACGGGGCTCAACCTCCAAGTCGCCAGCGAGATGACGTTCTATAACACGACCTTCGAGTACGGGAAGAGACTACAGGCGGAGGACAGGGCGAATCGTATCGGCTCGACCGGGGCCCTGAATATCCGTGACATCGTGGCGGTCGGTACGGTGGACGAGAAAATCATCGAGTCACTCAGGACGAAGCACGAGGTCGCCTCGTTCGTTATGGGTGAGGAAGTACGGTCCTGGGTATAGTAAAGACTAGCCTAGGCACGGGGCCCCGGGTACTATAAGGGCTCAAAGGCGGGGCAACCCGCCAGCTGGTTCCTCTCTTTTGCCGGGGCCGCGCGTTTGGCCCCGGCACCTCTCGAAAAGGAAGCGAGATGTCTAGAGACCTTGGGTACGGAGAGCACGTTGAGAAGGAGCCGCTCGACTCGGCGAAGCTGGCCTCTCTCGCAGATCTCGTCCTAGATCTTGAAGATGCTGACCGTGTGGTCGCCGAGGAAGAGATCCAACTCGACCAGCTCAAGGAGCGGGCCCGTGTCCTCCGAGAGATCCGTATCCCGAGCCTCATGGAGGAGATCGGTCTCGAGTCAGTCACCACCTCCGACGGGGCGAAGGTGGAGATCAAGAAGATCATCCGCGCTTCGATCCCGAAGGAACAGCGGGAGCCCGCGTACGACTGGCTCGACGAGCACGGCTTCGGGGGTATGGTCAAGCGGGAGGTGAAGGTCCCGTTCCCGAAGGGGCAGGAGGCTGAGGCCGCCGCCCTCCTACGCGAAGTTCGTGTTCGCTTCCCGGACGCCTCCGACGAGCGGTCGGTCCACCACCGAACGCTCGAGGCGTGGGCCCGGAAGCAGCTGGCCGAGGGCCGGACGCTGCCGAACGATCTGTTCGGGATCTTCGAGCTG